ACTCTCGCGCCCTCTCCCCAGAACAGACCACTACACCGGTGTTTCAACCGGAAACGCTGGTCGACGTCCCGTGGCTGGCCGATCTCCTGGACAAGCCGGACGACGCCGCCTGGCCGCGGTGGATGACCCCCCCTCACCCCGACGCGGTCGGCTCCTACGGGCAGGAGGTCGAGGAGTGGGTCGAGGAGCAGCACGGCACCCGGTGGCGCTGGTGGCAGCGGCTGGCCACCAGGCGCCAGCTGGAGCACGACGTCGAGGGTCGGTTGGTCTGGGAGACCGTCGTGGAGTCCACGCCCCGGCGCGGAGGCAAGAGCACCCGGATCGTGGGCCTAGCCACCTGGCGGATGGCGCACCCGGAGATCTTCGGCGAGATCCAGACCGTCATCCACTGCGGTTCGGACATGCCGATCTGCCGCGAGATCCAGCGGCGGTCGTGGCGGTGGGCCGAGGAGGTCGCCGGGTGGACGGTGACTCGCTCGAACGGCAAGGAGTCGATGGAGACGCTGACCGGCGACCGGTGGCTGGTCCGGTCCGAGAACGGCGTCTACGGCTACGACTGCAGCTTCGGCATCGTCGACGAGGGCTGGGACGTGGCGCCGATGGTGATCGACGAGGGGCTGGAGCCCGCGTTGCTGGAGCGCGAGATGCCACAGCTGCACCTGACGTCCACCGCGCACCGCCGGGCGACACCGTTGATGCGCCGACGCATCGCGGCGGCGCTCTCGGGGATGGGTGAGGACTGGACGACCCTGTTGATGGTGTGGGCCGCCGACCCGGACGACGACATCGGCGAGGAGTCCACCTGGCGCTCGGCGAGTCCGCACTGGACCGAGCAGCGGCGCCGGATGATCTCCGGCAAGTACGAGCGCGCGATGCGCGGCGAGGCCGATCCCGAGGCCGACGACCCGGACCCGATCGAGGGCTTCAAGGCGCAGTACCTGAACCTGTGGCCCTCCCCGACGCAGGCCAAGCCACCAACAGGTGAATCCGTGGTGACCGAGGCGGAGTGGGAGTCTGCCAACAGCTACGTCAGGGGTCCCGAGACTCCCAGCGTCACCGCGGTCGAGGCGTGGTTCCAGCAGGGTGCGGCGCTGGTCACCGCCACCCAGCTCGCCGACGGCCGGGTCGGGGTTTCGTCAGTGACGTTCCCCGAGGTTTCGTCAGCGATCGCCGCGGCGCAGGCATCCGGCGCCAGCCAGGTGCTGGTGGCCAAGTCGCTGGCGGTCGGCGTTCCCGGTGTCACCCCGGTCGGCGGGACCACCCGGCAGGCGGTGCTCGACCTGCGCCGGTTCATCGACGACGGTGTGCTGACGCATGACGGGTCGCCAGAACTTGCGCAGCAAGTTCTGGCACTCCGGACGGTGGCGTCCTCCGACGGGCCGCGGCTGGTCAGCAAGGGCCGCGCCGACGCGGTGAAGGCGACGAGCTGGGCGGTCGCGGCGGCTCAACAGGCGGTCGAGCCGTCCCAGATCTTCTGACCGCTCGCGCACGCAGAGCGTGGACCGCTAACCAGCGCTACCATGGGCCATCCGGCCAGGTCGGCCGTGCCCTGCCCCCTTCTCATCGGAGCAGCGATGCCGACGCCGACCCAGCGGTCCCGCAAGATCCTCCGCAGCTCGCTGCAGGCCCGTGCGGCGTACGCCCGCACCAACGCCGATCTCACGGTCAACTACCCGGACGGCTTCCCCTCGGACTTCCCTCCGGTGTGGTGGATCGGCAGCGACCAGCTCCAGCTCAACGCGCACTGGAGCCGCGGTGGCTGGAACTACCCCTACCAGCCCGGCTGGGGCACCGCCGACGCGCTGCCCGCTGTCATCAGGGCCACCTCGCTGATCACCGGCCCGCTGACGGCGGCCCCGTTCCGCGAGGTCGATCTCTCCGACGGACACCCGTTGGGACGCGCCCGCTGGATCACCGACCCGATGCTGCTGCGGCCGGACAGCCGGTTCGCCACCGACCTGTACGCCACGGTGGTGAAGCTCGGCCGTGGCGCGTTCTGGACCGAGTGGCTGCGGTCGGCGATCTGGTGGGGCGCCGGGGCGTTCATCTGCGAGGAGGACGAGACCGGGCAGCCGCTGGCCGGGACGCTGAAGAACGTCAACAGCTCGATGCTCTCCACCGAGCGCGACTCCCAGGGCGTGCTGCACTGGGTGCTCGGCTCCGACGGCGCGGACGCCGACAAGGCGGTCTTCGACCGGGACGGATACCTGACGCTGGGCAGCGTCAGCTATCGGATCGTGGTGCTGCGGAACCCGCACTCACCGGTCGACAGCGAGGGCTACTCGAAGGGCGTCTTCGCCCTCGCCCCCGGCGCGTTCCAGATGGCCGCCCAGATCGAGTCCTACGCGCACGGCCAGTTCCGCTCCGGGATCCCAGCCGGTGTGTTGCAGAGCCAGATGCCCAACATGACCCAGGAGCAGGCCGACGCGCTGAAGGCGGCCTGGATGCAGGCCCACGGCAACGACCGCCGGTCGGTGGCCGTGCTCAACGCGACGACGTCGTTCGTCCCGCTGAACCTGTCGCCGGTCGACGCCCAGCTGGACGCCACGAAGCGGCTGGCGATCGGGGACGTGGCGTTCGCCTTCGGTCTCGACCCGCTGACACTGGGTGTCTCGTTGGGGAACTCGGCGACCTACAACAACCTCCGCGACGCCTGGGTCAACCACAAGGACTTCGGCCTGGCACCGTGGATCACCGCGATGCAGGATGTGCTCACCGCGCTGCTGCCCGGCAACCAGGGCATCGTTATCTCGCTCGATGCCTTCGCCAACCCGCCGCTGAAGGAGCGGGTCGAGACCGGCGCCGCCGCGACCGCGGCCGGGCTGATGACCATCGACGAGTGGAGGGCCTCCGAAGGGTTGCCGCCGATGGCAGAGGCGAATGCATGAGACGAGGAGAGGATGACGATGGCACGACCGAAGCCCCGGCACCTGAGCCGGAACACCCGACAGAAGATGCGCGACGCCGGTGACGGCGGTGGCGCTGAGCAGCAGCAGGCCGCCCCCGAGAAGACGGCTGCGCCCGAGCCCACCAAGGCGGAGAAGAAGGCCGCGGTCAAGAAGGCCGCCGAGCGAGGTGCGTGATGTCCGTCCTGACGATGCCGCCTGACGTCGCCGAGCACTACGTCGGCCTGCAACTGCGGCGCGCCTCGTTCGAGGTGACCGACGAGGACGAGCGGGTCATCTCGCTGAAGGCGGCGCCGTACGACGTCGAGGCGAGGATCGCGCCCAACCTGGTCGAGAGCTTCGAGCCCGGAGCCTTCTCGCGCAGCACGAAGGACGCCTCCCGGATCAAACTGTGGTTCGGCCACAGCGTCGACGGCGGCAAGATCGTCGGGCAGGCATTCGAGGTCGAGGACCGCGCCGACGGGCTGCACCTGCAGACGCGGGTCTCGCGCACGCCGTCCGGTGACGAGCTGCTGGTGCTGGCCAGGGACAAGGTTCTCGACGAGGCGTCGGTGGAGTTCGCCCCGATGCGCGAGTTCATGGTCATCAAGCGCCGCGGTGAGGACGTCGTGGTCCGGCACCGCCGGGCACATCTGCGCGGGGTTGCCCTGGTGCCTGCCGGTGCGTACGGCAGAGACGCGCTCGTGACGAGCGTCCGCGACCTGAAGGACAAGCTGCGTGAGGAGAAGCTGGCGCGGCTGCACACGATGACGCACTGAGCTGTTTGGCGGTACTCTGCTGCTGCGTCCCGCCGTACCGCGGCAGAACTGCTGGGAGTCAAGGAGTCCCGCCTCCGACAGGTCCCGCTCACCGACCTCAGCACGGAAGCAGCAAGCCGGTCCCGCGCATTCGACTACGAGTGCGCAAGGAGACCGCACCATGACCGTCATCGACACCCTGCGCGACGAGCGTGACCAGGCGCGTGACGCCGCCATCGCTCTCGCCGAGACCGACGACTTCGACCCCGAGTCGACCGCCTTCAAGGAGCTGGAGTCGCGGGCCGCGTCCCTCGACAAGCAGATCGAGCACCTGGGCACCCTGCTCGACAAGCGCCAGGCCGCCGACGCCCTCGACGGGCGGCTCAGCCGGGTGCAGCAGCGCCAGCAGGAGCGTTCCGCCGAGCAGCCTCAGACCCGCGAGTCGTGGGGCGAGGCATGGGTGCGCTCAGAGCAGTTCGCCCAGTACCCCGGACGCGGCACCAGCCAGCGGCTCCAGGTCGAGACCAGGGCGCTGCCGCACAGCCTCGACTCGATGGGCGACGCGATCCGCCCTGGCCCGGTGCTCGACACCACCCCGGCGCCGCTGCCGCCTTCGCTGCTGCCGCTGGTGACCGTGGTCAACGTGACCGGCAACTCGATCGACTACATCACGTGGTCCCGAGTCGGGGGCACCGCTGGCAAGTCCTCAGCGGCGATCGTCCCCGAGGCTGGGGACAAGCCGCCCATCGAGTTCGCTCCGTCCGTGACGAGCGCGTCGCTCGACACGATCGCGGCCTCGACGAGCTACACCCGGCAGCTGGCCCAGGATGCCGCGGCCGTCGTGAGCTACATCAACGGTGAACTCCAGAACGAGGTCCGGCGCAAGATCGAGGAGGAGGCGCAGGCCGCTTTGGCCGCCGCGTCGCTCGCCTCGGTGACCGGCTCCGACCTGCTGGTGGCGCTCCGGATGGGCATGGCCGCGGTGCAGGCCGCTGGCTTCGTGCCGAACGGTTTCACCGTCTCGGCCGACGACTGGGCGGCGATGGACATCGCGGCCATGAACGCCAGCAACAGCGGGCCGACCGGAGCCTCTTCGTTCTGGGGTCTGCGGCCGGTGGTCGACTGGACGAAGTCGGCCGGTGACCCGATCACCGTGGGCGACTTCAAGCGCGCCGTGCAGCACTACTCGCGGACGACCGTCGAGCTGTTCACCACCGACAGCCACGCCGACCACTTCACCAAGAACATTCTTGACTCCATCGCCGAGGCTCGGTGCAAGACCGTCGTGGTCCGTCCCGACGCGCTGGTCGAGGCGACGGTCGCTCCGTAGCCATGGCCGCTCCGACGCTGGATGACGTCAAGGCGTGGCTCGGCCTGGAGGCCGACGACACCTACGACGACGTCACGCTGCAGGAGTCGCTGGACGCGGCTCTTGCAGCCCAGGCGACGGTGTGTGTCTACCCACTCGACGACTTCGGGGAGGCCAGCTACACCGCTGACCTCCGCGAGGCCGTGTTCCTGCGCACCCAGCGACTGGCCGCTCGGCGCAACTCGCCGGAAGGCGTAGTCGGGCTCAGCGGCGTGGGCGGCGACTTCGTCTCGGCACGGGTCCCGTCGTGGGATGCCGATGTGCTGGCCCTGGAGTCCCCGTACCGCAGGATCCCGGTGGCCTGATGGCCGTCACCACCGCACAGACCGTCGACGTCTCCCAGGCACTGGCCATGTTGCTCGGGAGCGTCGACGGCCTGCGGGTCGAGTGGTACGTCAGCGACCGGGCTCGGGTCCCGTGTGCCGTCGTGAGCCTCCCAACGCTCACCTTCGACGACCCCGACTCAGGATTCTGCTGGGCGCTGTGGGACTACTCCATCGCCCTGGTGACGGCCCGCAGCGATCCGCGCGCCGCGCAGGAGGAGCTGTCCCGGCTCGTGCGCGACGTGGTCAACGCCCTCAGCCACCAGGCCCCCGAGGGCATCTACGACATCCAGATGCTCAGCGCCACGCCGAGCACCACCACCATCGCGGGGCAAGAGCTGCCCAGCTACATCGTCCGCTGCCAGGTGCGGGCATAACGAGAGAGGTAAACGATGGCCACACTCATCAAGACCGTGACGCTGCGGCTCGGCACCGATCAGTACGAGTGCCAGCTCACCACCGCCGAGGTCACTGACAACCCGACCACGACCGACTTCGAGTCGTTCTGCGGGAAGGAGACCTTCTCCTCGTTCGCCTACCAGCTGCACCTCGCCGGGGCACAGGACTGGACCGACGTGAACGGGCTGTGCGACATCATCCACGACGCCTACGTCAGCGACCCGGTCGCCGAGATCGACTACGAGGTCGCCCTCGGCGAGCCCGCGTCGAAGTGGCGCTCGGGCCAGTGCAAGCCGACCTCCGACATCGCGTTCGGTGGCGCGGCCGGTGCCCCGCTCACCTTCGACGTGACGTTGGACTGCACCGACCGTCCCGACGAGGTCGCACTGACCTGAGATGACCTTCGGACAGAAGCTCCGGCTGCACCTGGCGGACGGCTCGTCGGTCGAGGCCCGATGGGACGGCCGTGACGTGCGCGCCTGGGAGGCCAAGTTCAACCGGCCCGCCATCAACGTCCCGCAGACCTACTCGATGCAGACGTTCTACGGCTGGTCGGCGGCCAAGCGCGACGGCACGCTGAACGGCGAGTACGACAAGTACGAGGCGTTCGACGCGGTGTGTGTCTCGATCGACTTCCTCCGGGAGGAGACCGAGGACGAGGCGGACCCTACGGAGCCAGCGTCGGATACCCCGAGGGAAGCCTCGGGCGACTGATGGTCTCCCTCATGCTCCGGACCGGGATCCCGATCTCGGTCTGGGAGGAAGAGGGACCGCAGGTCGTCGAGACGGCGCTGGACCTGCTGAACAGCCAAGGAGGCTGACATGGGCGGCGTGAACTCGCGTGTCGAGCTGCTTGGCTTCGACGCGGTCTACCGGAAGTTCACCCGCGCGCCCACGGCGGTTCAGGAGGAGGCGGTCAAGGCCATCCAGGACCAGGCCGCCCCGATGCTCGCTGCGATGCACGCTGCGACCAACACCAAGATCCAGAAGCACGCGGTCAACTCCGTCGACATCCACAAGGACAAGCTCGGGGTCGCGCTGGAGGGTGGCGCGACCGGCAGCTCGCTGGACCGCGTGCTCTTCCCCGGTGGCGAGTTCGGTGGCCGGAAGAGCAAGAAGGTCACCTACGCCACCCGGTCGCCGCTGGGCAAGGCGTACATCGTCGAGCGACGCACCACGATGCAGTTCCTGCCTTACCTGCGGTCGCCCACCGGACGGGGCGGTGCCGGGTACTTCTTCTGGCCGACCATCCGGACCTGGCTGCCCAAGATCAACAAGTCGATCGGTGAGCGGGTGGCGGAGGTGCTGCGCTGATGGCCGCCTCGCGCAACGACATCCAGATGCGGATCACCGCGGACTCCCGCGGCGTGGTCACCGGCATCGCACCGATGCTGGGTGCCCTGGAGCAGGCTCAGGTCGCGGCTCAGGAGACCGAGAAGTCGCTCGACGGGATCGGCAGCTCGCCGATCAACCTCACCGTGCACGACGAGGCCATCCAGAACACTCGTGCCGAGATCGCACGGCTCAGCGAGGAGATGGCCACCCGGCTGCGCCTCGACCCGCAGGCCGACACCAGCGACATCGACCGGCAGCTCTCCCAGCTGCAGCGCAAGCTGAGGACGCTGGACAAGACGAAGCCGGTCGTCGACGTCGAGGTGGACACCACCCGCGTCGACCGCCTGGTGACCTCGTTCACCACCCTGGAAGGCGTCGTCTCCGGTGCTCGTGGCATCGGCGGTCAGGGCCTTGGTGGCGGGCTGCTGGCGGCCTCTCGCGGTCTCGGCGCTGTCGGTGGAGAGGCTGCCGCCGCGGCCGCGCCGATCGCTGCTGTGGGCGGCGCCATGATCCTCACCGGTGGCGCGGCGTACAAGCTGGGGCTGCAGGCCGCCGACGCCGAGACCTCGATCGCCCAGCTCGACGCGCTCACCCAAGGCATGGGCGAGGAGACCTTCGGCCAGCTGCAGCAGTTCGCGGCCGAGACCCCGTTCGCGATGGATGAGGTCACCGCGGCCACCAAGCGGCTGGTGGCCGCCGGGGTGCCGTTGCAGGACCTCCCCGACAACATCCACGACATGGGCGAGGTGGCGGCAGCGACCGGCGTCCCTATCGAGCAGGTCGCCACGATCTTCAGCCAGATGGTCTCCAAGGGGAAGGCGTCCTACGAGGAGCTGCAGCAGCTCGCCGAAGCCGGGATCCCGGTGTGGCAGGTGCTCGCCGACAAGCTGGGGATGTCGGTCGCCCAGGTGCAGCAGCTGGCCACCGAGGGCAAGCTCGGCGCGGACGCCATCACGCTGCTGCGCGAGTCGCTGGCCGACACCTACTCCGGGGCGATGCAGCGCCAGGCCGAGACCTTCAACGGCCGACTGAGCACCCTGCGCGACACCTTCACCCAGATCGGGCAGAACGTCGGGACGACCTTCCTGCCCGCGATGAAGGACGTGCTGTTCCTCGTCCAGGAGATGATCAACCCGGTCCTGGAGGCGGCCCAGGCGTGGTCCAAGTTCAACGACCAGATGGAGCAGAAGACCGGCTTCACCTTCCTCGACATCTCTCCGCTCTTCCTCGGGCTCGACCTGCTCAACGGCGGGCTGAAGGACACCGAGGAGCAGGTCGACGAAACCGGCAGCGCGTTCACTGACTTCGGCTCGCTGGTCACCAACATCCTCAGCGGCGTCGAGGCGGCCTCGGCCGACGCGGAGAAGCAGGCCCAGCAGCTGAAGGACGCCTTCCAGGCGGCCGTCGATGAGTTCGAGGGCATCGGCGGCATCATCCGGACCCGCGTCGACTTCATCATCAGCCGCGACGACCTGAAGGACGCGATCCGCCAGGCCACCGAGGGCACCAAGGACGAGAAGGCGATCCAGCTCCCTGCCGACCTGAAGATCGGCCAGATCACCGGGCTCACCGACAAGCAGCAGGATCTGGTCAGCAACCTCTCCGACTTCGCCCAGATGGGCCTGGAGGAGGGCGCTCGGCAAGCCCAGATCGACCCGCAGTTCGACGCCCAGAGCTTCTACCGAGACCTGCGTTCACAGCTGAAGCCGCTGGTGCTCGAAGCCGGGATCGACCCGAAGAACGTCAACCAGTTCCTCCAGAACGTGCTCGGCGTTCCGGCGCCGTGGAAGGTGCAGCCGGAGCTGACCGGCCTCGCCGTGGCTCAGTCGGACATGGCGCTGGCGTTCCCGCCGGTTGAGGTCCCGATCGAGCCGAACGTGCCACCCCAGGCCAGGGGCGCGCTGGAGTCCTCGCTCGGCATCGACCTCGGCGACGCCACTACCGACGGGCTGACCGCCGAGATTGCGCCCGAGATCAACCAGCCCTCACTGACCACCGCGACCGGCAAGCTGGACACGCTGACCGAGGACCGCACGGTCGACATCCACATCAACCCGGTGTTGCCTCCGGGCGGCACGGATGTGTTCGGGTTCAGGTGGCCGGGACCCGCACCGACCGCTCCCGCTCCCAGCACCTCCAGTGGTGACGACCGAC